GGCAGCTCCTCCGTAAATAACAATATCGGCTTTCGAGGCCATAAACATGGTTTGCGGGCCAGCTTGCGGGCCGATGGATGCTGCCTCTCTCTTATCCCGTCCATTGTCAGGGATACAGATTGGCATATATTCCACAGTGAAGATTTTCTCATCTTCCTGCCCGGCGGCACCAGCTCCAACTTGGTCCGTCAGTTCTCCCAGCAGCCGAATTGATGCCGTATCTCCATCAAGAAGAGCTTTCTGCATCAATCGCGCCACAATGGCCGCGCTGTACGTCTGGTCATCTTTGGCAACGCCGTAGACTTCCAGACTTGCGCCCATAGTCTTTCCGACATGGGCATTCATGAGCTGTTGGGCCAGCTCTCTCATGTTTTTTCTGGCCCTTTTTGCTTCTCCAGAGGCGATGCCAGCTTTTCGCGCAGATTCAGACCTCTCCTCTGGCGTTTTTCTCGCGTTTACCTCATCAATAGGCATGAGGTTCTTTTCGTTGGCCACTTCACCACCTTCCTCTCGTTTTCAGTGTGGAGAAGTCAGATGAAGCAGGCATCTTTCCGGCCAGCAAGCAGCATCTCGTGGACATACATATTCGGCCCGGTCATGCGGCAAGGAATGTCACACCCGGCCATATCGGTTGCAGCTCGGCTCTTCTTCTCCAAAATATCAGGGTCGAGGATGTGGCCGATGATCTGATACGGCTTGTGGCAGCAGTACATAACTTCGCCGCGCTCATTCAGGGCGATTTGTGCCCACGATGCGGTGCAGGATTCTTCCTGACGGTCCAGCAGCTCCCACTTGAAATTGAGCACCACCCGGCTGTCGTTCGCTGCCAGTTCCTTCACCGCCGCCATCGTCCTTGCAGCCTGCTCTTTCGCCATGTCCAGAGCATAGGCTTTCCCGCCAGTGCTTTCGATAGGTCGGAACGCAATATAATCCACAAGAAGGTCGCAATTGGCCTCGTAGAAGCGCATAACGTCATCAGGAGAGGTAACAACACACTGAATGCCCAAAGACGTTCTGGGGCTGTGCTGGCGTTTCCACACGGCGTAGTCCTGAATATTCTTCACGACAACAGCATACTTTCGCACACCACGGCGGTGCTCATAGCTATCTTCGTCCCATCCATCAAGGCTGACTTTCAGGTAGTCAGGTCTGGGCAGCCTCAGCACATTGAAATTCGTGTTGATGCCATAATGCAGCCCCTTTTCGTCCATCCATTCGGTGATGCGGTCAAAATCAGGGGTGAGCGTAGGCTCTCCGCCTCCGGTCAAGATGAAGCCCTCCACGCCCATTTCCATCAGGCGGGTGGCATACTTGCGGAAGCCCTTGAAGCTCATAGCTCTTGCGCCGGGGTCAAGCTCCCATCTCCCGTATGTGCAATAGGGGCAGCGGTTATTGCAAAAGTTGTTCAGGAATATATCTGCCGTAATAGGCTTATGCTCTCCCACGATGCGGTCGATGTGGGCGAACATCTTATTCCCGGCGATGTTCTGCATCGTTCTTCTCCTTTCGGTATTTCTGGTTCAGGATTTTGGGGACGCAGCAGTCCCAGTTTATCTGATGGTGGGTGCGCTGGTGGCTCCCTCCCATTTTTCCGATCTCCACACAAGACGGCATAGACATGACAGAGTAGAAAGATTTCGTGTACGTCCCGCTCTCCTTATACGCCTCAGTCATACCACCGGACAGGCTTTGTGTCTGGATCTGTGTTACCTGACAGCGCATAAATGTGAAAAACAGTACGCCGCGGCTACCAAGGGTGGTGTAGGTAGTAACATCTTCGTTCATCGTTCCACGGAACTCTACGGGCGTATCGGTCCTGCAAAACATACTGTTCATGCACTTCCGCTTCAAGCCCATCTTGTACCCGCCACCATTCACACCGCCTATCATGTCACCACCCTGAGCAAGGGCAACCATAGCAGCACCTGAAGCATCAAGAAACGTAAGCATAGCCTCGAACAGGCCATCTAACTGCGGCCCGACCATGGATTTTCCCTTGAGCTTGGTTCCTTCCGGCCAGCGAATCAAGATGTCTTTGTAGTCATCATCCAGCATGAGGAAGTATTTCAGCCCCAGCTCTTTGGCGATTCTCCAGCTCTCATTTCGGGCGTACAAGATGGCTCGATGCTCGCAGATATTGTCCATCGTGTCAGCTCTGGCAACAGCAGCGGCCTTATCGAACATGATGACGTTCTCGGCTCCAAACTTCTCCCGGTACAGCTCAGCAGTATCATCTTCGTTGTCGATGATAAAATACAGCTTCCCGGAATACTTCTGCCGCTTCAAGGTGTCTGCGGTCACTACGTTGTCAGCTCTCCCGTGGGTCAGGATGAATACAGCAAAATCGTCACGCAGCATGGCTCATTCCTCCATCAGCTCAGAAACCTTGCTGGAGAGTGCCACAAAGCCATTGCGAATGGCATCATCTTCGTCAATGATAACAAGGGCCGATTTTTCCATCAGTTCCTGCATCTCAGGGGAGGCGTGGGCATAATACTCAGCGATTTTCCGATAATTGAAAACCGTATGCCGGCCTGCGGCTCTCAGCAGAAAGCCTTTTTCATCAGGCCGCAGCTTGGATGCTTCGATCTCCGCAATAAGGTCATCCGTCTTTGCGGTATCATACAGAGCAGAGAGGTCAGGGCATTCGCCGGTCGGCTCATACTGCGGAATGGTGGTTTCGGTGGTATAAGGGTTATCGGCTACGCCTTCGCTCAGGTCTGCGGCTTCCAGAGCAAAGCCGAACTGCTCCATATCGATATTGGCAATGCCAGCTAATTCCTGCGCCAGCTTCTCGTCATCCCACAGGGCAAGCTCGCCGGTCTTATTGTCTGCCAGCCGGAAAGCATTGACCTGCTCTTCGCTCAGGTCATCTGCCACAACACAGGGCACAGTTTTGAGCTTCAGCTTCTTGGCGGCTTTGTAGCGGGTATGCCCTGCCACAATGACGTTGTTCTTATCCACAACGATGGGAACCTTGAAGCCAAACTCCTTGATGGAGGCGGCAACAGCATCCACAGCATCGTCATTCTGCCGGGGGTTGTTCTCATAGGGATGCAGCTCGGAAAGTTTCAGGCTTACGATGTCCACGGTCAGACCTCCCATATATTTAGTATTTTGGCAAAAATAAAACCCCGCCGTGTGGGCAGGGTCATTGATAATTTTGCGCTAATATGATACAATAAAGCCGTCCGGAGTAGAGTTTCCGGGCGGCTTTTTCGCTTTTCAGGCTCCCCGCTGCTGGCAGGCTTTCAGGGGAGCCTGATTTTTTTACACCTTGATTTTGCTATCGCGGATGATCTGTGCGGCTTCTTCAGGGGTCTTTGCAGTGGCCTCGATGAGCTTTGCCAGATTTTCCAGATACTGATTCAGTTCCGGGGTGGTCATTTCATCCATGTCCTCGCTTCCTTTCTGGATGAACCTTTTGCGGTTCCTCTCTACGCTACTATTATACTACTTTTTGTGTATTTTGTAAAGCGTTTTTAACGAAATTTTGGCGTATCCATGCACTTTTTAGACCGCATATTTGGCGCGGCAGAATAGAATCGAACTATCAACCGGCGGTTTTGGAGACCGCTGCTCTTCCAATTGAGCTACTGCCGTACAATGGCCGCCTTTCGGAATCGAACCTTCCGTGGCTACTCCCACGAACGCGCTCCACGTTGCGCTAGGGCGGCATCCGGTGACAATTTGTCACCAGTTCACTGCCCTCATGCGCTCCGCTTGCGCTATGGCAGCATATAAAAAGCCGTTGGCTGGATTTGAACCAGCACCACAGAGCATCAGCCTCCCGGATGACAGGGGCCGGAAGGAATCAGCTCTGCGTATCGTCAGTGTGACGCGGGTTAAATGCCCGCCGCTCTGCATTGAGCTACAACGGCATATAAACAGCCCGTTCCTGCGGTGGTCAGCTCAGGGACGGGCTGTTATTTTTGGACACACACGCGGGCGGCTGATAAGTACCGCCTTGGCGTTCCGGGGCCTCCGACTGGTAGAAAGCAAAAGTTTTGGAGGAATCCTAGAGAAGAAAGGTCTCGCCGTGTCAAAAGGAGAAAAGGAACCCAAGAGGTGCGCCGCGTATGGGTACCGCGGCAAGCTCCCGGTGGTTCATGGGGCCATGTGTCCACTTCGGCCTACGGGGTCGGCCGGTTCTGGTGCAGATGGACGGAATCAAACCGCCACAACACGATGCCTGCTGCTGGTGCTGTCATTTCATACATCCGCATATAAAGAGCCACCTACACAGCATTGGCCGCTTCAGTGGCGCAAGGAACACAATAAAGGGTAATGGGGAGGGCAGGCCAAACAGCTCGCGCAAGCCATCCAGCCCACCGGCCTTCATTATGTCCGGCGCGTTTCCGCATTGCGCGGGTGCGCTTATGTCATTTTAGCACAGCCTGCGTACCAGCGGCAACACGGCGGCACACCGATGGCACACCGGGAAGGCGTAAAAATTAAAGCTCAGGTTTTGTGCATATTGAGCATTATGCACAGCTCTTTGAGATGTCGGGCCAAATCTCTGCCAGAGCTTCCAGCCCATGCCGGATGCTATCACAGGCAGTAGACTGCGCAACGCCCAGCTCTATGGATACATCCAGATACGTTTTGAGCTTGAAGTTGCCCTGTGCATCTCTGGTTTCGCACTCGATGTAATACGCTCTCAGCGCATCAGCATCCCGCAGGCTGGAGCTGGTCTCAGCATAGACGATGCAGAACGTCCGGGAGATAGCCTCAACACGCAACTTGGTCAGCTCAGACATCATCCGGGACAGCTCCTGGCTTTCTCCATCCACCCTGCACACGGCATCCAGAATCTTGTCCCCATTTCCCGGCGACACGGGCATACCGCTAAAGCTCTGGGTGACTCTGGTAGCAGCATCCAGCTGCCTCTGCACTTTTTCCTTCTGGATGTTCACGGCCTCGGCCATATCGCGCAGCTTTCGGAACCACGCTCTAACCTCGGCCACTTCGGCCTGCTTCTCATCATCTCCAGC